CCCGAGTGGCCGCGTCATTACATGGAAGCCTTTGTCAAGTCCCAGCATAAAGCCAAAGCTGAAACCGCCGCCCGAAGCTTCCGTTTGCACGAGGAGGATGATGCTCATGTTCAAAAGCCTAATGCAAAACCCGGTCAACCACTCGTCACTTCTCCGGATATCAATGTCTTTGAATTTGGACCCTGGACTCGATACATGCGGGCTCATCTTTATCGACTAATGCGAGAAAACGTTTACATTCATGGAGGCCGCACCCTTCATGATCTTGATCGGTTTTCTCGTCAGTTCTCAAATTCCGGAGCGGCTTCAACCTGTGATTTCACTCAGTATGACATGTCCTGCAAGGCCGAAACCCTCAGTTTTGAGATGTGCTTGTTTAGTTATTTCGAATTGGATGTTCAGTTCCCCGATCTCACGGAGCTTTACCTTTTCATTAAAACTCACATGTATACTCAGTTCGGCCCTTCAGCTATCATGCGCTTCACTGGCGAGTTCGGCACTTACGACTTTAATACTTGGTATAATATCGCATATATGGCTTTCCGCTACGAACTTGATGTTCGTGCTCCCACAGGCGGAGCAGCTTTTTCAGGCGACGATTCTATCATGTTCTATAAGATTGTCGAACGTTCGGACTGGGTTCGCTGGCAACGTCATTTCGCTCTTGTAGGTAAATTGTATATTGGGCCCTCGAAAGATTTTTGTGGTTGGTGGCTACTTCCTTGCGGCGCTGTGCGCAATCCTATTCTTTTAGCTCTCAAGATTTTGTATAGAAAAGCCCGTAATGACTTAGATAGTTGCTTGGATTCTTATTTTCTTGAGGCCATCTTTGCTTACAATATTGGCGATGAATTATACGAGCATGTACCTTCTTTAGCTTTAGAAGCTCAATCCTGGGTTATTAATTTCTGCTTCGAGCATTCTTCCATTGTACCTCATCTTTCCTTGATCCAAGAAAAACGTTTCCACTACGACCTTTCCGATCTTTCTAGCTTACCTTTTCACATTCTTAAACAACTAATGCCTCGTACTGGTTTTCTCTCTTTTCTTTCCTGATTCCTCCTATTACCTTGGTCGCGTTCCTCGTCATCATGAGGCTTCACCTGAACCTCTTGATGATCTTTTGTTTCCAGATGAGCCTGCTTCTTCTTTCGGCAATGCTCATTCTAAACTTCTTCTCTATCTCGCTCGCAAGTTCGATCACCTCCCTTGGGCTAACGACCCCAAAGTTGTTAAGCTCAAGTTATCTTCCATAGGTGATCTTTCTTTAGCTCGCGGCGAGTATCTGCTTGATCAGGATCAACTTTCCATTCGTCTTGATGGTCAGTGGTCCCGACTTGGAAGGTGGGGTCCATTCTTTCTTGATAAGAATTGGACTCACCCTTTCCCTTACAAGCATTTCTTCTTAATTTAGCCTTCATGCAGGTTGGCTCT